CAGATATTGAATGGCCTACGCCTCCGGCAGTTCAGGCCAGATGACGTCCGGCGCTGTGCTGGTATCTGTTGCCGTCACCGCGTCAATGTAATCCAGCACAGCGTTAAGTCGGGTGTTTTCTGGCTGCGTCAGCTTCCGCCCAGCCTGTAATTTCAGTTGAATCAGACTGATGGAAGCCATTGCAGCATCAATCAGCGACTGGCGCTGTGCTTCTGCCGCTTCTACTGCGGCGCTATGCTGTGCCTCGGTATCCGTCACCCATTTCTCACCATCCCATTTATCGTATGGCGTTAACGGTGAAAGCGTGACATAACCGTCTTTGATGGCACCGATATAATCCACTGTAACAGCTGCGCCATTTTCAGTTGAGTAAACGGTCTCATTGCGATGGTCTTCTTCATGGCTCCATCCCTTACCCGTAAATACTGCCACTTTTCCCGGGATGTTTTCGCCCGGGTCAATACCAGTGGAACAGGCGGGTATACTTACGCCAGTATTAATATATTCATCAGACCAGCCAGTATATTCATACGTTACTGCATTATAATAAAAACAACGCATATCGCCCGGCACTGTAGCCAGCCCATTTTCATCAAAAACAGGTTTCATTATTTAGCCCTCACCAGAAAGTTAAATGCAATATTTCGTGGACGGGTTTCTGTATCTACATTTCCACTAATTTCACCATAACGTTTAACACTACGAGAGCTAAGAGCTCGTAGTGAGGAAGGCACCTTAAGACCGGGTTCGTCCGTTTTAACTATTCCCCCGTCACCGTATGTAGCCAGTATTCCTGGGTTTACTCCTTCCCGTGCACTTCCTGCGGCAAGCCCGTCCCCCGTCCACAATTCCATATTGTGTGCATGATCCATAATTGTGTGTGATTGCCCTGAAAGTAGGGTACGTCCGACATCAATCCCGCGCCCATCATCCCAGATACGAATGAAATCACCCCGTGCGTCAGGTAATGCTAGCGCCGGAAACACTTTCGCCAGCACAGGGTAATCAGTGGCAGAGAATTTCGCGCCGTTGAACTTCAAAAACACCATACTGGACCAACTGTCGATTACAGTATTTGGCATTGCGGCGGACGGCCAGAAGAACGGAACGCCAATAGCTGGAGCACCTTCTCCCAAACCAAGGTATGCGAGAAGACCAGCTACATCCTTTCCACTCAAATGAGTCAGCGTCTCATCCAGTGGCTGCTTACCTGACAGCGCATTGTTAATGGTGGTACTGAATTTCGGGTCATTGTTAATGGCTGCGGCAATTTCTTTCAGTGTGTCCAGCGTGGCTGGCGCACCGTTAATCAGAGCGGTAATAGCGGCCTGAACAAACGCAGTGGTCGCAATCCGCGTGGTGTTATTTCCTGCGGCAGGCGTCGGCGCTTTTGGTTCTCCGGTAAATGTCGGATTATGTTTCTGCGCATACTGGGTATGAGGATCCTGTGCGGCAATGTGGTTTCTCATCTGGTCATCCACATACAGCCTTAATTCCAGGACTTCATCATCCACGTATTTACGGGTCGCCAGTACTACCGACGGGTCGATTTTCAGCGTGATAGCTTCGGTATTCGTGACAACCAGAATCATGCGGATAGTCTGGGTACGACCACTGCCTTCCTGCAACTGCGGTTTGTACGTTTCCGGGCAGTTCGCCACCGCAATGAGTACGCCTTCATCATCATAAAGCCCAATCTCACGGATCCAGAATCCGCCCTCGTTCTCAGGGATGATTTGCTCCGCAATAATCTGGCTCTGGTTGTTCGGGTCAACACTCAGAAGATTCAGCGGCGCGATGCGTTTCTGGTTAATCAGTTTTGTCTGTGCCGGGTCTGGTGTCGGCAAGACACCATTTGCATCACCAACGGCCATTTGCGTCAGATTCAGCTTACTGCCGAGCATCGTCGCGTTAGCCAGCCGTGCCGCGCCCTGATTAGTCAGAATGGCGTAGTATTTCACTGTCATGCGTTTACTCTCAGGTTATCAATTAAATGAATGGCCGAGGCCGGGAAATAATCCCCTCCGACAATAATGGCCTCCGGGGTGTAGGGATAAACCGTCAGGGCGTCGCCGTGATAGCATCCCGCACCGGCAAAAATGTTGCCGGTTGTACTTAAACTGATAGCCAGTCCCGTCAGATGGCGGCTTGCCGGTTTTGCATCAGCAACTAGGCGCTCCAGCTCCTGATACATTTCTTCGGTAATACCCTGCTCAAGCACGCCAACAACGATACGGAACGTCCCCGGCTCCTCGTTGAGCTGCCACCACTCCCTCACCTCAATCAGATAGCCGAGCGGCTCCACCACACGCCGGATTGCGCCTATAGTGCCCTTATGGCAGTGAATGAAATACGCATCGCGGATAACAGCGCGTTTTGTCGCTTCCGGCCATTTATCATCCCAGCGGTCAACCGAAAATGACCACGCCAGCCACGGCAGCAGATTTGCCGGGCAGGTGTCCGGGTTCCACAGCTCACGAATACTAACCGGCGTTTTTTCAATTTCCGCACAGGCTTTTGCGGCGGCAACTTCAAGCAGTGATGAGCCGGTCGGCAGCAGTCGCGAATCACTCATCCGAGCCTCCGGTCACGACGCTGTATTCGGTACAGAAAGACGCCTGCGTACTGTTGAGCACGATGTCAGCCAGCGGTGCAGCCAGTTCGACACGCTGCACACCTTCCACATGCAAAGCGGCATAAATGGCAGACAGACGGATATCGCGCCCCAGCCGGTGCTGTGCCGTGATATACGCTTCCAGTTTTTTCACGGCGGCAGCGCGGATGGGTTCGCTTTCGGGGCCAGGGTAAAGGTAAAGCGTGGCGTTTATCTGGTATTCAACGATGGCGGCAGACTGCACGGTCACGCGGTCGGCCACCGGCCTGACGTCCTCGCCATTCAGGGCGTTACGCACCACGGCCAGCAGGTCTTCGGATGCGACACCGTTATTTTCACGTGACAGCACAGAGATAGTGACGCAGGCCGGAGACGGACTGGTGACAGAAATATCCGCGACACGCCCGTCGGCACTGCGGCCATGATACTGATAGGCACCCACCGACCCGGCGACGCTTAAACCTTCAAACGCCTGCTGAATACGCAGACGATAATCGGTGTCAGACTCCATCACTGCCGGTGTCGGCGGGATGGTCGAATCATCTGCCGGGGTGATAGTCAGGCGCGTGGTGTTGTAATTGGCACCAATCACATCAAGGTCATTACCGGCGGCACAGGCCAGCATCACCGCCCGTGCGGCCTCATTCACACGCTGACGCCAGATAAGCTCACGATAAGCATTTTCCTCCAGCAGTTTGACGAGAGGCTCAGATTCCAGCGTCAGGGTACGGGCGACCGCCTCCTGCTGGTCTTCCGGGTAAAGGGAAATCAGTGTCGCCTTGCGTTCGGCAAGAATGGTTTCAAAGTCCAGCTCCTCGACCACATCCGGTGCGGGTAGCTGGTTCAGGTCGATAATCGGCATGGTTTCAACTCACAGGGATGGTTAACGAAAGTGGCTGGCCGGTGTCGTTGTGCTGACCGGTTAACGTGACCGTCATTCGCCCGTCAAAACTGCGCGCCGTGGTGACGGATGACAGGGTGACGCGGGGTTCCCATTTCAGCACTGCCATGTAACAGGCGACCTTAATCTGCAACTCAAGCGCCGGAGTCTGCGGCTGGTCAATCATTGACGCCAGCAACGAGCCGTAATCACGACGCATCACCCGTGAGCCGACCGGTGTGCGCAGGATATCGCCGATACTCTGGCTGATATGCTCAAGGTCAGTGACAGTCAGGCCATCACGGCGATTCATTCCGAGATAACGCGCTGTCATAGAGGACTCCCGGTTGTGCCGCCGCTGTCGCCGGGGTGTTTATGGGTATGCAGTACCTTACCGTTTGATGAGAGTTCACCGCCGGTGTGTTCAATGTTGCCGCGCATCGTCCCGCCCTTCTGCACTTCCAGCGTGCCGGTAATCAGCCTGTTGGTGCAGACCACCTCCGGTGTGTCCAGGGTGACGCGGGTTGATGCTTTCACCATGACCACCGGCACCGTGGCGGTAACAGAATCAGAAGCCGTTACGCTGGCCGTTTTAATTCCGCTTACCGTGAGTGCACTGGTTTCGGGTTCATACTCAATCACCGCCCCGTCAGGAAAACGGATATGCAGTGCATCCGCCGACGCAGACGGCGCAGGGTTATCGCCGGAATAAATCCCCGGCAGAACAAACGCCGTGTCAAGTTCACCGCCCACGGCCAGAATCAGCACCTGCTCCCCCACGGAAGGTGCCCACCATGTGCGCGAACGCCCGGCACGACAGGTCAGCCACTGAAGCCAGTCGGTGCACATGCCGCCGGTCAGCACACGGCAGCGACCGGCTTTAAGGTTGGTTTCGACGACAAGGCCGGTACGAATCATGTTGCGCAGTGCGCGCGCGAGTTCCTGGATATTTGCGAGAGTGTTCATAACGGGAAGGATGCCTCCGGGTCATACCGGCGGCAATGTAACGATGATGTGTCGGGAATGGCACAACTAACGGTCGAGGTGAGCCAGGATAATCTCTTCAATCATCTGCACATCCTCACCGGTAAAGCCGAGCAGAGGACGCGCCGGATAATCAATTTTCTTACCGTCTTTCCGGGTTTCTTCCGACAGACCGAACTGATGCACACTGGCGATTTTCGGTGACTTCCCGCCGTAAAACTCCATTGATGCCTGTTCAGGGCTGGCGCGGATATGCAAAAAACGACTGGTGATAAGTTTCGCAAACATTTTTCGCTTAACGCGACCGGTCTTTTTTCTGGCGCTCTGCTGCTGGCGTGGTGCGTAGGGTGTGCCGTCCGGGGCTTTCTGTGCCATCACCCGACGCTGCTGACTCTGCCGCAGACGCTTCGCCAGTTCTGCACTCAGTCGCCGACGCCCAGACGGTGACAGCGATTCAATCAGTCCGGTCAGCCGGTCTTCAAAACGCTTAAACTCATTCATCCCACTTGCTCACCAGTTCACCATTGATATAAAGCTCCATCGGGCGATTGACTGGCTCCGGCGGCGGAGGTTCCGGGATATTCTTCACATGCAGCGCACCGTCAACCTCACTGACCAGCGTTCGCTCGGTCAGCATCAGGCTGATGCTGATATCAAAGCTGCTGTCATTGTTGATGTCTGCATAAAACGTGAAACCTTTTTTCTGACCTTCGTCGGTGGTCATGATGTCGGGCTGATTTTCCCGCAGCCACGCCAGCACCGGCACGATGAGCAGGTCAAAATCACCGGTAAAGTCGGTCACAATCACATTGAGCGTGTAACGCTTTTCGAACGACAGCGACGTCGCCAGCGTGGAGGCAATACTCCCGTTATCCACGAATATCCGCAGCATCTCTGGACTGGTTTTCAGCACCGTGACGGCATCAGTCAGCGCCCTGCGCAGGCTGTCGGGTTTGAGCATCGTTTTCGTCCTGACAGTGTTTAATCATTTTTACCTGGCTGGCACAACGTGCCAGCGCGTTCTCAAGCTGCCGGATATCGGCACTTAAATCGCCGTTCGTCTCCGGGTCACTGCCCGGCATCGGGCAAAGGCTCACTTTCGGGCAGGCGTTGGCGACAATCACTGGCGTCGGTGCAGGCGGGGCGCTGGTGCAACCGGCGCACAGCATCAGGCAGGTCAGCACCATACCAGCGGCGAAAATCTTCGTTTTCATTGAGTAACCTCGTGATGGTTTTCTCGCGCTGTGCTTCACGCTTCGCGGCGTTCTCCAGTTCCTGACGCAGTGCCACCTGCGCCAGCTCGTTTTTGTCTGCCCTTGAGAGGGCAACATGAAGCTGATTTTTCAGCATGGAGATAGTCGCCTGCTGTTCACTGGCGACGTTGTTCGCCCTGTCCAGTGAGGCGCGCAGTCTGGCGTTTTCATGCTTCGCCAGAAACAGCCCCGCCACCGCCAGCGATAACAACACGACCAGTGCAATCATCAGCTTTGACATAGTTCCCGCCCCTCAAGACGCTGACGGCAGGCCGTGCGTATCAGCCGGAAAAACAGCGACGCCACGAGATAAATCAGCGCAGTAAAAATCCACCCGGCAGCGACCAGCGAGATAAACGTCGCCACCATCACTACCAGAGCCGCCGCCCGTCTGCGCCACGGCACCGGCTGCAAAAACAGCGACGTGACAATCTTCACGGCCAGCGATTCCGGCGGCAGCTCCCGCCCGTAGCGTTCCAGTACATACTCCGTGGCATACACGCCGACACCACCGGCAACCACACAGATAACCGTCGCCATAATCGCCCAGGCGGCGACAAAATTAACGGCCACGCTCTGCGGGTAAATCAGGGACAGTGCCAGCATCAGCGCCAGCGACACGTTCAGCGTCAGTGAAAGGGATAATTTCTTCATGGTGTTTACTCCGTTTAAGCCGGTACGCCGCCGGCGGTACGCCAGACGGTGACCAGTTTTTCCAGTGAATGCTCACGCTGACCGTAACCGGCACCCGGCAGGGACGCCCAGATATTGCGACAGCGTGAAATGGCGCGCTCAATGCGCCCCGCCCGGATGTCATCCAGCGCACCGCGTTCGCGGATCAACTGAATGGCGAGTCTGTCCTGTGACAACGGACTGAAATCCGGCAGGGCAAGCTGTTTGCGGTAATGCGGCCAGAACAGGTAAAGCTGCTGATAGCGACCGGAGGCCGTGGATTTTTCACCGCGACGGTTAAACACCTTCGCCGGTCGGCCATGTGCGAACGGGTGGTCACTGTAGTCGGTGAAGATTTCCGGCTTCCCGTCCAGTCCGGTGACTATCACGTCATAGCCCCGGTTTTTCGTCAGCGGATGATTCGCCGTCCCTTCGGACACGGCCAGCATGTCGAGAAAGGCAGCGATATTCTGATGCGTGTTGATTACCGGCATTACGGTTTCCCCCTGCCCTTAAAGCGGCGCTGAATGGCAATCTCAATCACCTGATAACCGGCGATACCCAGCATGGAGCCGATGCCGCACACCGCAGGCAGTGACAGGTCAGGAAACTGCACCAGAACAACACCGGCAACCATCGAGACAAAACCACCGAGCAACATGCGCCCGATAAACAGACGCGGGGTGATGGGTTCACCACCGGCAAGCACCTTGCCGACAACAATCAGCACCCCAATCATGAAAAGCGACAGGACGCTTTTTTCTTCTGCTGTCATGCGTTACTCCCACAGATTGACAGTTTCAGCCACGGGCGCGGTCTGAACGTCGGGCAGTTCGACGGCGGTGCCGTGTGGCAGCACAGCGCCCAGTTCAGCCAGTCCCGGATTTGCGGCGAGCACTGTCTCAACCACGCCCTCAGTGCGCCCGTAATACCGGACACAAATGGCGTCGAGCGTGTCGCCCTGTAGCGCAAAGGTCTTCATCAGATTTGACTCACGATGCAGCGCGGCTTGTCCTGGATACGCGCCACCGCCCAGCGCATATCCCGCCACAGCTCATCAATGGTGCTGTCAATGCTGTCGGCCTTCTTGTCGCCTTTCGCACTGGCATCCACGCCGCGGTAACGCTCATAAAGCGACGCGGTCGCCATCGCACACACGGCGCGCTCGTAGTAAAAAACTTTGATGCTTTCACCGTCGATGTCGTCCGCCGGAACGTCCGCCAGACGCGTAAAACCGGCGGCAATTTTCTGTTCGCGGTACTCGTACAGCTCCGCATTCGTCTCCGCCATGCCTGACTTGATGGCCTCACGCAGACGGGCGGGGGCGACGGTCTGCTCAAGGCGCATACGTTCCCGGACGCGCTTCGGGTCGATATCGGGAAAAAAGAACGTGTTTTTAATCACCGGCTCGTCGCCTGCCGGTTGCGGGATGACCACCGTACCCTCACCGGACACGGGAGCCTCCTTTCGCGGAATAATCAGCGTCATCATGACTACCTCTGAAAAGTCGGGCGGTGGACGCCGGTACAGCGTCAGGTGATTCACCCTCACTGACCGGCGTGCCGCCCTGGCGCGGGGCGCATTCGGTTGTTAACTGGCTTTCTTTTTCGGGCGTCCACGTTTTGCCGGTGTCACGCTCCGGCTCTTACGCGGGGTACGGGTGGCCGCTTTGGGCTGCGGCTCCGGCTTCGGTTTCAGCTCCCGCTCCAGTCGTTCAATCTCTTTTTTGACGCCTGCCTGACAGTCGAGCTGTGTCGCACGTTGCAGGTGAGCCAGCGCACCGGCGGCATCACCACCGTCACGCAGAAACAGACCGGTGATTTTGTGCAGCTTTGCGCGCACTTCATCAGGCATGTCAGCCGTGGCGGTCAGTTCAAGGGTCTCCGTCAGCAGGCGGGTATCCACAGACTCACCGGCAGCGTGAGCGCGCATGGCCGCAAGCGCTACCTCCTCGGTGAACATGTACGGCGGGGTACGGCGGTGTTTACCCGGCATGGTCAGACCGTACTTCAGGGCATAACGGGCAATCTCCAGCGCACCGGCAATATCGCCGGTATCCAGACGCCACAGCATGACCGTCATCAGAATGTCATCCTGTGCACCTTTGCCCTGCTCCAGCACGCCGTTCACCCACGGCAACCAGAACGGCAGCAGTTCGCGTTTTTTCGCGGCCTTCAGCTCTTTTGAATAAATCGCTTTCAGTGTGCGCTGGTCTGCGGCGAGCTTAACCAGCATCTGCTCATAGACAGTTGCATGTCGCAGCGGGGCGGCTTCCCGCTGCGCGGTCATCGCTGCCGAGACCCGCATCATGTGGCGCTGTGCGGGACTCGTCATCGGTTACGCTCCCGGCTCTGCGGTCGCTTTAGCCAGTGTGGAGAAATCACCGACCTTAATTTTTTCCACCAGACAACCGGCGGCGTAGTCTTCCACCACGTAATCAATGTTCATTGACTCGTAGTTCTCCACGCGGTCGAGTTTCGGGTTTTCCTCAATCACGCGGCGATGGCTGTCATCCATGTAGTAGATGGACAGGTTTTCCAGCTTCGTGATGAGCATCGCATCCGCCGGGAAGTACGGGACGCGTACCGCCGGCAGGTTACCGATGCGTTTCTGGCTGATGATGACGTCAGCGGCCAGCATTTCGCTGTTATCCTGCTCCTTGTTAACGATGGGGAAATACTTGTCCGCCAGTAGCTGACGCCCCACAATCACCACAAGGTCCGGGTCTTCCTGATACCACGGTTCAATCAGGTTGTTGGTCGCATCCATCACCAGTGCGTCAAGGCTGGCATAATCACCGCCCTTACCCACGCGGATGACCTCAGAGGTCGTGTGACCTTCCTCGTCAGTAACCTTGCTCATCACGCGCGCCGGGGCTTCATTGCGGTATTTCTGCAGCCAGCCGACCGCCACATCCTGCAGCATCGGATTACTGTTGCGGTCAGAGGTTTCGGCACGCTTCACGCCGTTAAAACCGGCCATGATGAAATCAAGGGACTGGCGTTTGATAATGGCGTTACGGACACGGAGCTGGAAATCCTGATAACGCGCCCACAGGTCAAGCGTTTTATAGCGGATATAAAAATCGAAGTTGATCTGGTCGCATTCGTACTTGTTTGACGCCAGCTTCGAGAAGTCCTTCGGCTGACGCTCGGTGCCACCGGCGGTGTCGCTGGTGCTGGCGATGGAGCCGGTGACACCAATACCAATTTTTTCCCCTTTCATTTCGCTGACCGGCACAATGTTGATGCGGGTCAGAAAGTCAGAGGACTCCTGCATGGTGTTCATCAGGGTCTGGGTGACCGACGGTTCAACGGTGAATTTTTTCGACACATCACCGGCGTCGATGCCGTTCAATTCGGCAACACGGGACAGGTAAGCATTAAATTTAAAGCGGGTTTCCTGGCGCATAGTTTTTCCTGAAATTAAGGGTTAATCGTGAAGGTTTTCCCGGACTGACTGACGCCGGTCAGCAGTTCGTCATCAGGGCGTCACCGCCACCGCCGGTGGCTTTACTGCGGCGCTGCTGGGTCAGACTTTCGGTGTGGTCGAGACTGTTTTTCAGGCGGGTGAATGCCTGACTGGTTTCATCCGCCCTGTCAGTCACATCCTGCTTAAGTGCGGAAAAGGCGGTTTCCATCTCAGCAAGGCGCTGCTCAGTGGCGCTCAGTTTTTCCTGCACATGCTCAGCGACAGCGGTCACCGCTTCATGCACGTCATTCAGACGGGCGTCATCGCTGGCCTGTTTGCGGCCAAAAATGGATTTCACCTTTTCGGTCAGGGCTGTGAACACGGTTTCAGGCAGGTCTTCAAATTCCAGCTCAACAGGCGTTGCCACTGAAATCAGGTTTTCAGGGCTTAATTTGAAGCGGTTCAGAGGGTTGTGTTTTGCCGTGCGGCAGAATTCCAGGTATTCCGTGCCGAGGCTTGCCGGGTCATCGGTGACGGCCAGACCCACCAGATAACATTTGCCGGTATTGGCAAAGTTCGGCTGAATTTCCATTGAGGTATAGACCTTCTGCGCGGCCTTGTTCATCGCGATAAGGTCATCGGTCGGGGTGATTTTCGCAAACAGCGCCCATTTGCCTTTCAGCGCCGAATCATCGTCAATCTTTTCGGCCTTCAGTTCGACCACATCGCCATAACGCTTAAAAATACCGTCAGGCAGGATGCCGCGCAGATGTTCCAGGTTAATGCGGCAACCATAGACTCGCGGGTCAAAGGTTTCGGCCATTTCCTGAATATCCTGCGCACTGATGACACGCCCGTCACAGGTGTCACCCTCAACGCCGATACGAAAGAATTTTGAGACTTTTTTTGCCATTGTCAGGAGTCCTGAATAGTGATTAGAGGAGTCACATGTCGGCATCAGTTTCCCGACGATACGCATCCTCCGCCATCAGTCCCGGATGGCTTATCACTGACACAACAGCACCTTAGCGAATCGCGGGGCGCGACTCAGTAGCCTTGCCGTGTATTCATCACGGCGAGGTATTCATGACCATCACCACAGACACCACTCTTTTACACGACCCGCGTCGTCAGGCGGCGCTGCTGTACTGGCAGGGATTTTCCGTGCCGCAGATTGCCGCCATGTTGCAGATGAAACGCCCGACGGTGCAGAGCTGGAAACAGCGCGACGGCTGGGACAGCGTTGCCCCCATCAGCCGTGTCGAAATGAGTCTGGAAGCGCGGCTGACCCAGCTCATCATCAAACCGCAGAAAACCGGCGGTGACTTCAAGGAAATTGACCTGCTCGGACGCCAGATTGAACGACTGGCACGGGTCAACCGTTACAGTCAGACCGGCAACGAGGCAGACCTTAATCCGAACGTCGCTAACCGCAACAAAGGCGGGCGTCGCAAACCGAAAAAGAATTTTTTCAGTGACGAGGCCATCGAAAAGCTGGAGCAGATTTTCTTTGAGCAGTCTTTCGAATATCAGTTGCACTGGTATCGCGCCGGGCTTGAGCACCGCATCCGCGATATCCTGAAATCCCGCCAGATTGGCGCGACGTTTTATTTTTCCCGCGAGGCGCTGCTGCGCGCCCTGAAAACCGGTCATAACCAGATTTTTCTGTCGGCCAGTAAAACGCAGGCGTATGTGTTCCGCGAATACATCATCGCCTTTGCCCGGCTGGTTGACGTTGACCTGACCGGTGACCCGATTGTCCTGGGCAATAACGGCGCAAAACTGATTTTTCTCGGCACCAACTCCAACACCGCGCAGAGCCATAACGGCGACCTGTACGTCGATGAGATTTTCTGGATCCCGAATTTTCAGGTACTGCGTAAGGTGGCATCAGGTATGGCCTCACAGAGTCACCTGCGCTCGACCTATTTCTCCACCCCGTCCACGCTGGCGCACGACGCCTACCCGTTCTGGTCGGGTGAACTGTTCAACCGGGGACGCGCCAGCGCCGCCGAACGTGTGGAAATCGACGTCAGTCATAACGCCCTTGCCGGTGGGCTTCTCTGTGCGGACGGCCAGTGGCGGCAGATTGTCACCATTGAGGACGCGCTGAAAGGCGGCTGCACGCTGTTCGACATTGAACAGCTCAAACGCGAAAACAGCGCCGATGATTTTAAAAATCTGTTCATGTGTGAATTTGTTGACGACAAGGCGTCGGTGTTCCCGTTCGAGGAGCTGCAACGCTGCATGGTCGACACGCTGGAAGAATGGGAAGACTATGCCCCCTTTGCTGCCAATCCGTTCGGCTCCCGTCCGGTCTGGATTGGTTACGACCCGTCACACCGTGGCGACAGCGCCGGATGCGTGGTGCTGGCACCGCCGGTGGTGGCCGGTGGCAAATTCAGAATACTTGAGCGTCACCAGTGGAAAGGCATGGACTTTGCCACTCAGGCGGAATCCATCCGCAAACTCACCGAAAAATACAACGTCGAATACATCGGCATTGATGCCACCGGCCTCGGTGTCGGCGTGTTCCAGCTCGTGCGCTCGTTCTATCCCGCCGCGCGCGATATCCGCTACACGCCGGAAATGAAAACCGCAATGGTGCTCAAGGCAAAAGACGTTATCCGCCGTGGCTGTCTGGAATATGACGTCAGCGCCACCGACATCACCAGCTCGTTTATGGCTATCCGCAAGACCATGACCAGCAGCGGACGCAGCGCCACCTATGAGGCCAGCCGCAGCGAGGAAGCCAGCCACGCCGACCTCGCCTGGGCAACCATGCACGCCCTGTTAAATGAGCCACTCACCGCCGGTATCAGCACCCCGCTGACATCCACCATTCTGGAGTTTTACTGATGAGCAAGAAAAAAGGGAAAACACCGCAACCTGCGGCAAAAACAATGATCGCCAGCGCCCCGAAAATGGAGGCATTCCCCTTTGGCGAGCCGGTGCCGGTACTCGACCGCCGTGACATTCTGGATTACGTCGAGTGCATCAGTAACGGCAGATGGTATGAGCCGCCGGTCAGCTTTACCGGTCTGGCGAAAAGCCTGCGTGCTGCCGTGCATCACAGCTCACCGATTTACGTTAAACGCAATATTCTGGCCTCGACATTTATCCCGCATCCGTGGCTTTCGCAACAGGATTTCAGCCGCTTTGTGCTGGATTTTCTGGTGTTCGGTAATGCGTTTCTGGAAAAGCGTTACAGCACCACCGGTAAGGTCATCAGACTGGAAACCTCACCGGCAAAATATACCCGCCGTGGCGTGGAGGAGGATGTTTACTGGTGGGTGCCGTCCTTCAACGAGCCGACAGCCTTCGCGCCCGGTTCCGTGTTTCACCTGCTGGAGCCGGATATCAATCAGGAGCTGTACGGCCTGCCGGAATATCTCAGCGCCCTTAACTCTGCCTGGCTGAATGAGTCGGCCACGCTGTTCCGCCGCAAGTATTACGAAAACGGCGCTCATGCCGGATACATCATGTACGTCACCGATGCCGTGCAGGATCGCAACGATATCGAAATGCTTCGCGAAAACATGGTTAAGTCGAAAGGCCGCAATAACTTTAAAAATCTGTTTCTCTATGCCCCACAGGGGAAAGCCGACGGCATCAAAATTATCCCGCTCAGTGAAGTGGCAACGAAGGACGATTTTTTTAATATCAAAAAAGCCAGCGCCGCTGACCTGCTGGACGCGCACCGCATCCCCTTTCAGTTGATGGGCGGCAAGCCGGAGAACGTCGGGTCGCTGGGTGATATTGAGAAAGTGGCAAAGGTCTTTGTCCGCAATGAGCTTATCCCGTTACAGGACAGGATCCGCGAGATAAACGGCTGGCTCGGTCAGGAGGTCATCCGCTTTAAAAACTACTCACTGGACACTGACAACGGCTGAACATCGCCGCCTGCGGGCGGCTTTTTTACACCCCGTCATCACCCCCTCACACGCTCACCACCGCACAAAACACCCCGCAGACACACCAACGCCTCAACGGGCAGACTAAGCGCCGTCACGACGCGCTGAGACGCTGAAAAAATAAAATCCGCACCACCGCCAGCGCGCAGTGCTTTCCCCGCCTCGCCCGCCCGCTTCATGGGGCGGTTTTAATGCAGGTGCAATACCGCTTTTGAGCCAAGCCCGTCCTGGCGGCGCACGGCCAGAACTGGCAACATCTATGCATGCAAAATCATGCACCCTATGCGGGCATTGCTAACATCCGTATTGTCCAGCGTGCTATTTGCTTAACAATTTATCATTTGGTGTAGCCTCAATAACCCTAATATCCAAGTCTAAATATGCAAAAATCGCACGCGCTTTGGCACAAAATTTTTGGTCTTTACTCAAAATAGCATCACAATAAATAGCCATAGCGGTGTGGTTCGCATCACTTAAAATGCCAGGCATTTTTTCAATACGGTTAAGCCCCTTGTCAGGGTGGAAACCCAGAAAATTAAGAACAGTATGGCAACCTACAACTCCCAAATATAAAGGCCACTCTTCATAACCCTGTTTATTCAGTGGGTCAAATCCATAGAATTGATCAATTGTTATTCCCTGATAATTATCACGCAACATATCCCATATCAGCTTCAAGGGATTATCCTTTATTGAAAGGTTACTTGCCCTACCGTTACCGGTGCCGATTGCCGCACGTGACGTTACCAGGCTTTGAGCATTCTGTAATTGCCCGTGAGTAACTAACTTAATGTCTTCAACTGCCTGTTCTATCTGAGATTCAATTTCGTCAGTGATGAGGTCATGTGGTGATAAGAGAGCATAAAGAAACTCTTTTAATTTATTATGTTGATGAAGAATTTCACTGTAATTATCTGCGCCAGCTAACCGTATCAAAAACTGCATTTGTGATTGTATGCATTCATCAACATGGATTTCATTGATGTTATCAAGCCACTGCTGATACATATCCTTTGGCTCACAATAATCATGAAGAAATGCACGCCCGGTAAGCCTAAATTGATTATCGAATTCGAGTTCCAACTTTCTTGCTTTAAGCTGTCTCAACACATCTAAAAATCGCATATCTCTAGCGCGTTTTATTTCATTGAAGTTTTCGTCAGAATAAACCCATATCGTGTCATCAGGCACTTCTAAGGTCATTCTATTCTTGCTTAGGTCGTCCAAAATATTGTGGTCAAGATAAATCTTCATAACACCTCAACGTGACGTTGGGAAACATTACCAATACGCGAAATTTCTGATTCTAATGATATCTTACTTTTCCCATGTCATAGCTAACGCCTCGCGGGCTCGTTGTTCATCCCGACCAGCACTGAAAGAGAGTTTCAGCATCGACGGCGTTTTCTTTGGTCAGATAGATCACCTCCCTTCGAAGCAACCATACCCCTTCACCATGCACTTATTGTTTATAAAAACAGCCGTGATTTTCAGCTCTGTTGCTATCCGTTCCTCACTGTCTTTGCGGTCTTGCTCACCCGCCCAACAAAGAAGCAGTAAGAAAAGCCACAGCCCAGCAATCTACCCAACAATAACACAGATTTTTCTCACAATTACCCCCATTCATATATACCAGTAAACCCCGGCCACTCATCAGCAACAGGATATGTGAATTTCTGCCCGTCGTATATCACAGACGCCCCGCGCGCCAGCGCCTCAAGCTCCCATCGCTGCGGCCTGATACCGTTCTGAGCAAGGTCAACGCGGATACGGGTAATTTGCATTCGTTCCGGCCGGGTCAGTCTGGCCGATGGTGCCATTTCATGCGGTTTTAACGGGCTTCCGTTTCTTTGCTGACGATTTGGTGTTCTCAGTCCGTGTTTTAATGCACCTCTGAGCGCCCTCACGACCTCCGGGTCATTCCATTCGATAACACCGTCATCAACCAGATTAAGCACTGCTGCGGCGTGTTCAGAAGGTGTGGGAGCCGGTAACGAAGTATCACCACCGGTGAGCTTTCCACAGTTATTGACAGGACTCCGAGGCGCGGCGATGCCGCTTTTTAAAGTCAAAGGCTCAACGACCGGAATTTTCGGCACAATGCGCCAGTCCGTCGTTCTGGTGATATGAATATGACGCGCGCCGAGATGCGGCGCGTAAATGCCGACCACTCTCTCGACTTCTTCCTCGTACTCGTTAACTTCATCCGACGGGCTACGGGCGACTCTGACAGTCTGACAATCGCGCGGGACATTTGCCCCACCCTGCGCGCTGATATACAACGCAAAATCACCACTGTCTGCGGCGGCGCGTGCAGCCTCGACGCGCTCGTCAAACTCATCAGCAATGCTGACGCCGCGCGGCAATTTGCGTAGTTCACGGTAAGCCCCCATTGTCGGCAG